GTATGTATACCACTAAACAGCAAGTAGAAAGGGCATTAGCCGAACTCATTGACGAAAGCATCTACACGAAGTGGGTGTTCACCGGAGATGAGGTTTACAAAATATTTAGCGATGTGCTAGTTGCACATAACTTAAAGGAGAAGTATGAGCCAGAGGGAAGTGACCCACGGCAAGAGGAGAGAGGACAGGAAGAAACGCAGAACGAGTCTGCTTAAAAGCGGTAAACTTTCTGACCAAGAAAAGATAATTCTTTTGACCGGAGAGGTTCAGGCTCTCCAAGCAGAACTGCGTGACAACATTGCTCACGAGTTTTCTGCCACCGAAATTAAAAACAAAATCTTTCAGATTTCAGAAGGACAAGTAGAACCCCCTAAATGGTTATTGGCGAATAAGAAAACATCGTCTAAGACACTAGGGATTCCCACCATCTTCGCAAGTGATTGGCACTATGGCGAGAAAGTATTCCCTGCGCAGATTGAATACTGCAATGACTATAGCCTAGAGATTGCCGACAGACGCATACAGAACCTAGTCTATAACTCTATTGATATTCTCTTTAACCACTTGGCTAACCCAAAATACGATGGGCTTGTGTTTCCTTTGGGGGGCGATATGTTCTCTGGAGATATTCACGAAGAACTCGCTAAGACCAACGAGATACCAATGTTCCCGACCTTACTGCGATTAGCGGGACGGTTGTCTTGGGCTATCAAAATCTATGCCGATAAGTTTGGTAAGGTCTTTGTTCCTGTGGTGACAGGTAATCACGGAAGAACCACACGCAAACCCACGCACAAGAACCGAGCCTTTGAAAACTTTGATTGGCTCTTGGGTTGTCTGTTAGCAAGAGAGTTTGCTCACGACAAACGAGTGACCTTCTCTATCTCAGACGGAACGGATGTGAACTACTCCATCTATGGGCATAAATATCTACTCACTCACGGAGACCAGTTCTCAGGGGGAGACTCCATCATTGGTGCGATTGGCCCTGTAACAAGAGGCGACTCCAAGAAACGCAACCGAGATGCTCAGATTGGCAAACCCTACGACACGCTGATTTGTGGCCACTTCCATCAGTTAGTGATTATGAAGAAAATTATCATCAACGGGGCGTTAAAGGGCTACGATGAATATGCTTACTCGCACAACTTCCCATTTGAACGCCCCCAACAAGCGATGTGGCTCACGCACCCCGAACACGGCATCACTTTCAATATGCCCATCTTTGTTGATAAGGCGGAGAAAAAGGAATACAATAAACCCTTGGAGTTCTGATGAGTCCACTCTATATAACGCAGAAAGACAAGGATGCCCAGAGTCTTGTAGCAAAAAAATTATCAGCGCATCTTGGGTTAAAACTAGAAGAGATGTCTGATACCTACATTGTTGATTATGTTGCGGTTGATTCAAAGAACAATATCAAAGCGTTTATAGAAATTAAAAACCGATACAAGTTCTATCCCGATCCATTTATAAGTTCCCACAAGTATTGGAGTCTTAGGAACATAAGAAAAATGTCTGACATACCCACCCTCATTGTTGTTTCATTCCCTGAGAACGGTATTTACTACAAAGACCTAGACGGAACTGAGACCACCAAATACATATTGGGAGGCAGAACGGATAGGGGTGATGCTAATGATTGGGAAGCCCAAACCGTTTTTGATTTAAATGAATTTACAAAGATATGAAGTATTTATCGGTTTGTTCAGGTATAGAATCTTCGGGAGTTGCTTGGAAAGATTTAGGATTTGAGCCGATAGCCTTTGCGGAAAACGCAAAGTTTCCATCTGCTGTTTTAAAACATCATTACCCAAGCGTTCCAAACTTTGGGGACATCGAAAATTATAAGGAGTGGGATAGTGAACTCAAATTTGACTTACTCATCGGGGGAACCCCCTGCCAATCATTCTCAGTTGCCGGACTTAGAAAAGGATTGGATGATCCTCGTGGGAAACTGGCACTCGTCTTTCTTGGAATTGTTGACAAATATAAACCAAAATGGGTTATTTGGGAAAATGTCTATGGTGTCTTGCAAACAAACGGAGGAAAAGATTTTGGTTCCCTTCTCGGAGGTTTGGGAGAACTCGGGTACGGGTTCTCTTACAGAGTTCTGGACTCTCAGTTCTTTGGAGTCCCCCAACACCGTAGAAGAGTCTTCGTTGTCGGACATCTTGGAGGGTGGCAACCTACCTTCGCAGTATTATTTGACCCGCAAGTCATCTTTAGGGATTTTAAGGAGATGGGAAAAAGCCAATGTTCAATTTCCGATCTTACTGAAGAAGATATTAAAAGAAACGGCAAGCCGGCCTACTGCGGACACAACATAAACATATCTAATACCGTAACTTGCAAGTGGTCTAAACAAAGTTCTGGGTTTTCAAAGGCACGAAGTGAAAAGAGTATGCTTGTGTTACAACCTGATCTATCTGGAGAGGATACACCCTTAAGGATTAGAAGGATAACCCCAAAAGAATGTGAAAGACTTCAGGGGTTTCCGGATAACTATACCAACATACCCTATAACAATGACGATAAAGCGCCAATCGGACATAGATATGAAGCGCTTGGAAACGCAATATCCGTTCCGGTTCTTAGATGGATTGGCAACAGAATTAAAAAGTTTGAATCAATATAATGCTTCAATTGAACCCCCCTATTTACCTACAAACCCCCAAGGGATACGGCTGGTGTCACCTTGTGATCGACTACTCCCAAGACCACCATTTGCTATGGGTCGTGTTTATTGATGAAACAAGGGAGTGCTGGACATTTGAGAATCCGGAAATCAGGATAGCCCCCAACCCAACGATGGGTGTAAAATAGCCTCATAGGAGGCTTTATGCCACTCAAGAAGGGTAAGTCACAAAAGGTCATTAGCGCCAACATTAAGAAGGAAATCAAGGCAGGGAGACCTCAAAAACAAGCCATCGCCATAGCCCTATCCGTTGCTGGAAAGAGCAAAAAGAAGAAGTGATATTATAAGTTAAGGGAGAATCTAATGGCTAAAAAGAATATGATGGATGACGGTAGTTATCAGGAAAAACAAAAACTAAAACCAAAAAAGGATTTCTTTAAATATACTCAAGAAGAATTAGATGAAGCCCTAACGAAGCAACAAGAAAAGGCTGAAAAAGATGCTCTATTGTCCGCCAAGTATGGTGTACGGCTTCCAGAGAATAAACCTGCTAGGTCGGTTGCAAGTAAAAAATTAAAGCCCGTAGTTACCAAAAAAGATAATACCGAATATCCAACTAGGGCAAGGCAAACATTAGAAAGCATTTTAGATAAGCCACTCGGTGAAGAATAATGTATCAAGGCAAACAATCTTGGAACAAATGGAAAAGTAAATCTTCCTATTTGGGTAAGATGATTGTGGATGCAGACTCAATTAATAATCAAACAGAGGAGTGTGGCTGTGAAGAAGAAGTCAGTTAGTTTATCCGTAGGTCGTGGAGAGAAACTACCCGTATCCCAAGGTGCAGGGCTTACCGCCAAAGGCAGAGCCAAATACAACCGAGCCACAGGCTCAAATCTCAAAGCCCCGCAACCCCAAGGTGGCCCACGAAAGAAGTCCTTCTGCGCCCGTATGAGTGGAGTTAAGGGGCCTACAAGCAAAAACGGTAAACTAACAAGAAAAGGCGCAGCCTTAAAAAGATGGGCTTGTTAACAAATTACCTACTTGACAAGGCTATTTTTCAGGGTAGTCTGTTCTTACCTTCTTTTAATAACTTATATAAGTAACCGGAAGAAGTGGGACTTGCAGGTTTATTTTTAGCCAATAGTGTCAATAACAACTTCGTATAATGCGTTTTAAGCCGTTTTGGTATACATAAGCCGTTAACTACACATCAAAGCCTATCTATTGCTATATGGCTTTTAATGCTTAATAACCTTGCCTTCCAGTCGGTGGCATAGTCGGAGTAGGTTCTGACATACCCATTGGAACTGGAGGCATTTGTGATTCTTCTTGCATCTGTGGCATAGGTGGCATAGATGGGATAGGAGGCATAGGTGCTATGGGAGATATGGGTCTATTTGTATTACCCCTAGGCATACTCTCTGGCATTGGTGATGGCATACTCTTTGGCATACCTTGTCTACTTCCAAGTTGACTCTCTAGTTGTTTAATTCTTTGTTGCAAGACATCCCTATCGTGAAGACTGGGGCCTTGATATCCGGTCAGGTGACTGGTGCTATTCATTAATTTGTTTCTCATATCTGGGTTTTGAGCCACTTCGCTAAGGAAATCTCCTAGTTTTGGAAACGATCCTATGGCTAAACCAGCAATGCCGTCCATAGCCTTTTGAGAGGTTGATGGGTCTACTAGGGCGTTACGCAATTGCCCAAACAATTTAATCAAACTTGCATCGGGATGCTTTTCTGTTGATTGAGTATGAGGTGACTGAGATTCTTTAGACGGTGCGTTAAACATTATTCATCCTTTTTTGTAGAGAACTTGTCAACGGTAGAAGCACCGAGACATACACATATAATTGTCACACACCCCGTAATAAGTTCTGGGCTAGGGGCATAACCCACTTCGGTAAACGAGTTGGCAAATAGGGTAAGAAACATTACTGATGAACCTACCATACCAATGACTCTCTTACTGCTAGGGTTATCTCTCTCATCGGTTAATACTTTCTTCAGCCATTCCATCACTTTCCCTTTCTTTTTTTAGGTACGCAATTTGGTACTTTCTTTCCGTTTTTAGATTTCATTCCGATGGCTTCGTAACCCTTCCAGCAGGGCGTTGCCTTCTTCTTCATCGCTTACTCCTGATAAATTGAATGGCAGATAATGCTAAACAAACATTCATAGCGACTTCACCGAAGCGACCAATCTTGTTATAGGCTAACGGAAACTCTGAGCCGAGAAGCCATTGAATCACAATCATTAAAGAGGTAAATATGGCAAAGATTCCAGCATACCAAATTGGTGTCTTGAGGTTGTGTTTAACTTTTTTATTACACGCAATCTTGTAGCATCCAGCGAATATAGCAATCAGAGAAAGTATGTTAATGAGTAAGACTTGGTTGCGAAAGAATGAAAGCATAGCCTACTTCCTCTTGGCTCTTTTCTTTTTAGGGTTTTTAATCTCTCGCCCGACTTCTAAAATATCTTTGTCTTGATTCTTAGCGAGAAAGTTAGCGACCCAATTCATTACGGAGTAGCCCACGAACCCACATAAGAAAGCAATCCCTAGTTCATACATCCAAAGTTCATTGGGTTGCACTTCTAACCCGACTTGCAATAGAATCGGCTGGGCAAACATTAACGCAAAACCGACTGAGACACCGCCACGCATAAATGCTTCTTTGGTATCTTTGGGCGGGATATAACTTAAAATGGACAAGCCACCGAGGATACCCCCGATGAAACTTGAAATCTTTGCACTAATCCATTCAAGCATTTTATCTCCCTTGTCCTTTGTAAAGTTTAACATCCTTGGACTTCGGGCCACGCTTGGGTGACTTTGTGGTTTTGGTTTTGTATTGAAACCGTTTCTTTTCTTTAGCCATTTTCCACCCTGAAGGTTGAACCGCTATCGGTCTTGGTTCCTGACATTACCATTTGACGGGGCTTTTCCCCTTCTTTCTCAATCCCCAAATGAATCCAAGTAGCGGTCTTGCTACTCTCTAGGATGAGTTGGTCAAAAGATATTTTACTGGCTTTGATATTACTGAACACATCCTCTACATCTATTCCCTTGACGGTAAAGTCACAAGCACGGCAATCCATATGAGCCGAGGTCTTAGAGCCACCGACCTTCTTGTTTAGTTCGGGACAACGATAGAACGAAGTAATCATAATCGGCTTATTAAACAACGCACGAACTTCTTCTAGCCTCTCGCATATTCGTAGAGCATTGCCCATTAGTGAATCAGGAACAGAGTTATCAATCCCTAGCCGAGTAGCGGTATCCGAATGAGTGATTTCTTTGAGTGAAAAATGTGGGGTCATTACTCTTCTCCCCTCAGTTGTTTCAGGAAGTCATCAACATTAGATTCCGATGGATTCCATTCTTTATCTTTGGATCGTTT